CCTGCATGCTTGAATTTATTGATAACCAACAAAGGGAATTCATATCAAGAAATGCTATGAGAAACGAACAGAGTGAGTGATGGGAAGTAACAGCAACAGAGATTTTACTAAAGGTGAAAGATTGGCTCGACATGTCCAAAGAATGCTGGAATCGAACAAATCCTATAAAGAAAATCTCTGCCCGATATGCCACAAGCCCTATTGTGACGATGGACTAAGACCTGAGCCACCGGAATTGTGTCAGGGGCATGATGATAACGTGGATATTTTAAGGCCATGCATGGATAATACTTGTGAATACCACGATATTTTATTTGAGCAAAGCTGCTGTAGAAGTGAAAATGGAGAGTATGCAGGCAAGTGCCTCGATGAATATGGCTGGGATCAAATGAAACAGGAACAAAATAATGATTAAAAAACCTAAGAAATGTTGTGCAATGGGTTCTTATGAGTGTCAGGTCCCTATGCCGATTAACGGCGGCGTATTAAGTCTTTATTCAAACGTCGAAATTCCAGGTATTCCTACTAAGGACCACGACGCGATTATAGAAATTTCTAAAACCAGGATCGTAAATAGCGATCCGGCATAAAAAAGAGGTAGCAAATGGATACTAGAACAGGAGAGATTTTTTCAATGGAGGACCTTAAAAAAAAGTTTATAGAAACTCCCGAGGAGGAGGCTTTTTTTATTCCTATTAGTCCAACACCCGAGCAATTTAAACGCGGTAAGGTAAGCAGAAATGATTATTGCCCTTGCGGGAGTGGCAAGAAATTTAAAAAATGCTGTCTCCGAAAGGACGAGGAGCATAAACGAGGATAACATAAAACCCTAACAGAAAGGTAGTAAATGGAACATAAAAGAAAAATAACTATCCCGATCCAATATAAAGGCCCGGATTTTAAAAATATCTGGACCCTTTTAATGATAGCCGCTATAGCAATCCTTATTATGGTTCTTGCTTGGACCCCGGTAAAAACCTGGTTAAATCCCCCGATTGCTTTTACGGACGATGCCGGTAATTTTCTATTTGCCAGGCAAGTACCAGGGGGTAACCAGGTCCTCGCTCTTGGTTTTGAGGAGGGCGGCCGGGTCCGATGGAATAGGTTCACGATACAGAGCAGACAGCCGGCCCCCGACCCTATCCCTAAACCTACCGCTAAGGACTCCCTGGACGCGGTCCTGGAGGATGCTATTAAAGAGGCTCAAGAAGTCCTAGATGCTGGTAAAGTTTTGGATACACTTGAACAGGATGCCGACGTCCTGGGGAAGAAAGTTAAGGACTTCGGTAAAAAGGTCCGCCAGAAAACGGGATAAATTAAATATGGCCGGCTCCGGGAGTACTTCCTTAGCTTCCTTGATAGTAGTGCAAAAGGCCCCAGGGTCGGCCATTAATTAAAATGGAAAAAGAAATATTAACAATAATAGCCCAAAACTCTATTTACTCCTATGATGATATTAGGCAGGCCTGGTTAGGCTGTAGGCGGAGCTACGATTTATTAATTACCAGTATTGAATTAAGCGCTAGTCTCGGGCTACCGTTTATACAAAAAGTTAACCTTAAAGCTGATCTGTCTATAACAAATGAATAATATTATTATAGCTTGGTCCAGATCCATTTACAAGCCGAATTACAACAAAGTAATAATTCACCCCTATAGTTTTACTTTAAATGCAATATCCTAAGCCTAAAAAGCGTAATAAATCGAAATCCTGGACGACTATTAAACGATCGCTCGAGGATGATAAATATAGTATTATGATCCGCCACCTGGCTAATTGGACTTGTGAAAATTGCGGCCGAAAAGTTAACCCGGAAGTAAGCGAGGGTCGTGCCGTTATACATTGCTCCCATTATTTCGGGAGGGGCCGCCAGGGTACTAGATTCGACCAGGGAAATACAGATTGTCTTTGTGCATATTGTCATAAGTTACTAGGCTCGATCGATCCGGAGGCTTACCGGGTTTTCAAGATCAAAAAATTAGGAGGCCTTAAACGTTTTAATGCCTTGACCCTCCGGGCGAATTTATACCATAAAAAAGACTTAAAACTGGTCCGGCTGTGGCTCCGATCGGAATTTGAGCGCCTGGGCCTGGATTGGAAAACAGGGAGAGTTTTATAGTGGACACATTAACCTTACCAGGTCGATTATTGTCTATGCACGTTACCAGGTACTCCCAGGACTCCGATATTAGAGTCCCGGATATTATTAAAATTATGAAAAATTCCCTCGTTTCCCTGGATACCTGGGGGTTTTGGGCTTATTCGGGCTATAAGAGTTTTAGCCATAAAATTAATTACTTAAGATTTGGAAACGTAGAGGGAGAGTAAAATAATGGAAACGATAATTAAAAATTTATACGATATATTGGAGATTCTTGAGGTCGAACATAACCCGGCCGCCCACCATAAGTTAAGTCGGATTATCGACGCCTTGGGAGAGGTTAAGTCGATCGGCCCCGACAATATCAGAATTATGACTAGGGAAGTTTCCGCGCCTGGCTTTATGCCACTTATCGGGCAAATCGAGGTGGAGGCCGTCGCTGTTATTAAGTTTTCCTCTACCTGTAAGCCGGAGGATTATAAAAAGCATCAAATAGACATAGACGCCCGACTTAAAGAAATGTTACTAGGGAGTATTTATGGGAGGATCGAATAATGGCAGATATAATACCAGTAGCTTACCGCGATTTAGACTCGCCGGAATGGATACCCTGGGACGCTCCGACAATTTCCCCGGATAAAGTAGAAACAATCATAGTAGCCACTAGGAACGATAGTTCCCCCTTTGCTAGTATGCTATTAACCTGGGGGAAAACTCAGAGTCAGAGGATTTTTTACGGGATTAAATTAAGTAACGGCGCGGTATATCATGCTTGCGTTAATACAATTGTTAGGACTCCAAGGAGGGAACATAATGATTAAAATACACCCCGACACTTACAATACTTTAATGGACTATATTGTCCAGTCGACCAGTAACCTATCAAACCCTTTAGAAACTACCGACAGGTGGGAAAGCTACGTATCTATACCGGTCGTTAAACATTTATTAGCTCCGCGAGAGGCACGGGCTATTTTAGAAGTTTTTGGAGTATTGGGAGATTATGGAATAAAACCCGGCGGAATCTTACATAAAATAATCGCCGAGCAAATGGAGGTAAAATAATGAGCGCAATAATTAATAAACTACACGACATAGCGGAAAAACGGGCTGATCGAATTATTGATAATTTCCAGCCAGCTATATTTCGGATTTTTATATTACCGATCGCTTACGCTCTGGAGGCCCTCGAAATGGCTAGGGCCTGGAATATAATGATTAAGGAAATTATTGATCTATCCTACGCCGTGGGACTCATAGAGCCATCAAAACCAAATCAGGGAGGGAAATAATGAATTACCCAGCTAAACAGAATTCACCGGCCTATATAGCTATGGCAGGGTTTTTAATCCTGTTTGTAATTGTTATTCTAATCTCAATCAAAGGCCCGGAACCGGTAAAGCAGATAAGCCTCAAGGATTCAATAGCTACAGACTTAACCCTTGATTTTATGGCCTTAAATAATTTAATTCTAACTATTGAGTACCCCGGCTCTACCTGGGTATTTATCCCTCATTCCGATACTGTAGTTATGGAAATGGGCGAGGAGGGGATTATTTCTTATCACGTTATAATAGCAGGAGGTAGATAATGTCAGGGACCACTAAAAAACACCGGATCGAGAAATTTCTAAAACCTATCCCATATATCGGCCCCCGGACTACCTGGGAAATATCTCAGTATTTTCAGGAATACAAAGGTATATCACTCCCTAATTTTATCCTGAGGGTCGTACTTAACGACGATTACCGTATCGTTAATATTCCCTGTTTGGATTATGGTCGCCGCCGTAGGATCGCTAAACGCTACCAGGAGGTTCACTTATGAAAATGAAAATTAAGCGTAATCTGGCTAGATTCCTGGAGCGCCGGGATCAGTTAAATACGCTAATAGCGGACGAGCTTAATCTTATGTTTAAGCCTGGGGACGAGGTAGCCTGGGACCAGGGCGTAAAAAATAATCCCTATGATACCCGCGAATATTCCGGGATCGTTACCTCTGTTTTGGTCCATAATTGTGCTCCGTACCTAATAGTATCAAATAAGCGCCGCAAACACCCTTTTAAGGTCGGATATATGCCAGGTAATACCAGGATAGTATCAAGGGGAAACAATGGCTAAAGAAACCCCCACTATAGAAACCGCTAAACAAATATCTAAGCTACACGCCCAAGACGTTGTAATCCTTATTACTGCCGCCCAGGGAGGCCGGTTAACAATGGTTACCTATGGTCGTACTAAAAATTTATGTGAATATGCTAAACGCCTGGGCGACCTGGCTTTTAATACACTCATAAACAGGCTTTAATATGCTGAAAGCTAAAAAATACTTTTGTCCTATGGTAATAATCACCTGGGCGGAATTAAAAACAGAGACCCAGGTAGGCCCTATAGAGGTTAAGATCGACGGGAGTACCGGGTTCATTCCAGTATACGACGATAAGGATAAGCTCCGTAAGGATTATCCCGCTACGCCGTATTTTCCAGTAACTAAAAAACAGGAGGACTAAATGTCCTATACTCAGGTAATAATCCCCTGGCTACCGGAGAACTCAAAAAACATAGAATACCTGAGAGAGGAGCTTAAACGGCTAAGAGCTAAAGGCTGGCCGGTCCGTACTTATTCGCGGAGAAATGACGGAATAAAAAAACGACGACAAATTAAATTAGTGAGGTTTATTTATGACTGACAACTTGATCCCTAACAAGCATAAAAGCCGGTTTACTTTCAATCCTATCCCACCCACTATAATAAAGGCCCAGGACGGCCTTAAATGCCCATCCTGTAGGTCAGCTAATACCTCGGCCTTGGACCCTAATAGCCTCTACTGTAATGAATGTAAAACCGGTTTTGGTATGGGTCTCTATATACAAGTCTACGGATTTTCGGCAGTTATTTAAGACTACCTCTATACCATTATGGGCCCGGCGGCCTAATTGCTTGACTCCTCTACGGAGGAGTCGCCTCCGGGTCTATTAGTTTTGGTGTAAATATTCTTTATGGATACCCATTAAAACTAAATTATATATTATATACGTGAATGAAAAAGCAACTCCCAATATTAAGATAAATACCCGACCCGGCCAACGCATAGGCCGACACGATAAGCAAAATAGACGGCGTGGTATATGGCTAACCCTAAATACGAGCCGACTGATAAACACATAGCAACAGCCGAAACCCTGGCCAGCCAGGGGGCTACTAATATCGAGATAGCTAAGGCTCTAGGGATTGGGCGTACTACTTTTTTTAAACATACGCGAACATTCGCGAGCGCCTTAAAAAAAGGCCGCGAGAAATGGTGGGACGACTCAGTCGCCCAGGGAATAGAGAAAATAGGGCTAAAAAAATTAGTATTTGGTTTTGAATACACCGAGAAAACAACCGAGGAAAAATTTAATAAGTATGGCGTATTATTCGATACTACGAAATACGTTACAAAATTCTATCCTCCTAACGTCGCGGCTATTATTTTTGCCCTTTGTAATAGGAATCCCGATAGATGGAAAAATATAAATGATCCATTCCGAGGCCAAGGAATTACTCAGGACGTCGTCGATCAAATTGCCGCCGGCCTTACTACCCTTGACGCCGATACAGTCCCATTTCCTACGGAATCGCCGGACACTCCACCCCCAGGCCCACCGGTTCCAAGTCTTAAGCGCCGGTCGCCGGTCCCGGAAAACGCTCCTCGGGAAACGCCGCCTGTTTTACGAATCCATAGGTCAGGTAAATAAGAGGTATTTCGCCGGCGCTCCGATCCGTAAACAAGCTAAGGAAATATTTTGGAGTGATCTTAAAAATTATCTAAAAATCTTTACTGTAGGTCGTCCCTCAGAGTCCGACCTGGTTATTAATTTATTTAATGGTACTGAGGTCCACGTTATCGGGTTGGACCGACCGGAGCGAATAGAGGGCCAGCCCTGGGACGGCTGTATTATAACAGAATTCCCAAATATTAAGCCTAGGGCCTGGGCCGAAAACATAAGACCCGCCCTGGCGGATACTAACGGCTGGGCGATCCTGGAGGGAGTTCCTGAGGGCCGGGATCATTATTTTACTATGGCTAGCTATAACGCCGGGGGAGCGCTTCCCCCGACTATACCCTATTACGGAGCTTATGGCCTTAACCCTGAGGACCCGGAGGTCTGTTTCTATTCCTGGTTTAGTTCCGATGTACTCCCTGTCTCAGAAATAGAGAGCGCTAGGCGTACCCTGGACCCGCGGACATTCCGCCAGGAATACGAGGGGAGCTTTGAGGGTTACGAGGGGCTACTCTATTATGCTTTTAGCCAGGAAAACGAGGACGCCGATAAAACAGTTAGGGACCTTGACCGCCCGGTAATTTTAACCTGCGATTTTAATAAAAGTCCTATGGTTTGGGAGGTTGGCCAAATGACAAAAGCCTACCAAGCCGGCCGTGAGTACAAGGCCGTAAAAATAGTACAAGAGATTTCCATTCCTTTATTTGCCAAAACCCCCGCCGCCGTTCGCTTATTCCTAGACTATATGGAGGATCACCAAAACAAAACAATATTTTTAACAGGTGACGCCTCGGGACAATGGGAGGGCCATAAGGACCACTCTACCGACTATGTAATTATCCGGGATTCCCTCAGGGAGGCCGGTTATAAGGTTTTTATGAGAGTACCCTCCCATAATCCCAGCGTTAACAATAGGGTTAATATTGTTAATTCACTTTGTAAAACCGCCTCCGACCTGGTTCGTTTATGGATAGTGCCTACGGCCACCTATTTACTCACTGACCTCCGACAAAACGAGGGCGACGACAAAGGCGGTAAAAATAAGGACGACGACGAGCGGACTCACGGGTCTGATGCTTTAGACGCCCTAATATGGTTAGAATTCGCGGATGAATTTTATAAGATGAAAGGTAACTAAATGGCTATTACTATTTGGCAATTAAACAACATGTACGCCCGTAAGGAAATGGACGCTACGAGTGTAGCTCGCGCTCAAATACGGGACATTTTTTACGATATAGATACGGCCTGGATTAGAGACCTGTTACTCCAGGACCTTAAAAAGTATTTCGATGATAAAGATATTAGTTATATGAAACTTATTACCCTGGACTTTTTTGTCCCGGCCTTTATAGATCGGATTAGTCACGTATACGATGAGCCTCCGATAATTAAGGCTCTCACCGAAAAAGGGGCATTAGATAAGAACAATAAAGACTTGGCAAAAATCCGCCAGTTACTTAACGAGACTAAATACGCTACCAGGTTTAACGAAAACCAGGAGCGGACGATCCTACATAACACTATATTGGTCCAGGCCCGTTACTATAAGGAATTGGACCGTATGTATATCCAAAACGGCTTTAATATCGGAAATACCAGGGTCCATACCTACCCCGGATTTATTGAGGAGGCCGCGATTATTGCTTACGAGACCTATAACCAGATGGAAGAAAAAACCTGGATCGTATGGGACCACTACAATAAAACGCTGTTCGAGGCTAAAGGGGACATTAAATATGAACCGGAAAGCCGGAGTATAATAGCAGATACTAAAAGAGCCGTAGGGGATAATAAAGACCTAGTCCAGCCTGGGGGAATATGGCCCTGGGTTAAATACCAGCATCGGGCCGATCCGGCTGATTATTGGGGGTCGGGAATAGACTCCATAATAGAGCTAGTCCGGGCAATGAATATTTTACTTACCGTTACCCAGGATGATAGTATCCAGGAAACTATCCGAATACTATTCTTAAACTTTGATCCAGCCGGGAATAAGGGTGATAAAGGCCAATTAAAAGTAGGGTTACGTAATCCGGTATTTAAAGAGCAAAATTTGCCAGGTAAAGAAAACACCCTGGACGCTAAAATTCTGAGCGCGGACCTGTATAATAAGGAAATACTGGACCTAATCGAACGCCTGGCCGATATATTGGGCTCTATGCACAACGTAGATTCTGTACTAAAAACCAAGCTCCAGCAAGATATAAGCGGGATCGCCTTACGGCTCCGTAAAGAGCCGATCCTCCAGCGCTGGAGTAAAGATATTAATAATTTCCGTTATAGCGATATGGAACTAATTACGGCCCTTGTACGGGTACATAATTACCATAGAGGAGCCGAGAACAAGGGCGAGGTCGCTCAGGTAACAGATAAGCTAATTGACGAAAAGGTCTTGGATAACCTGGTTATTGATTATATGGAGCCTCAAATCATAACCGATGAAAAAGAGGAGTACGAACTAGAACAGAACAAATGGCAGGACGGGACCAGCAATCCTATTGAGTGGGTACTCAGGGCTCACCCGGATTTCTACGGCGATCGGGATACCGCTATCAAATACATCGAGGAAAACCGCAAATTATTAAAGGACCTGGGGATTATAGCAGAATCCCAGGGGCTACTTGGTAATATGAGAGGTGGAAAACGTGGCGGAACTGATAAATAAACATATAGATAAAATCGACGCGATCCAGGAAGCAATCCAGGACGATGCCGACGCGATCCTCCGCGAGTTTGACCTGGACAGATTTTTTAAAAACCCTGAAAAATACCTGGAGGAAATAGCGGACGCTTTTTTAGATGACCATTTACCGGAATTGATCCAGGCCGCCCAGGAGGGCGAGCGTTTCGGCCTGGAAATCCTGGATAACCTGGAGCCCTAATATGAAGTGGGTTTATATAGTTACTATTACGGTAGGTTTTTGGCTGAATTTACCCTGCCCCTCCTGGGAATATAATATAATCCAACCCGACGGAGTTGATACCTTAATTTCTATCTATGATCGGGAAATGCTAGAGGATATTGTCGGCGCTCCCTGTCCCCTGGATCATGGCCGCTATACGTATTTAGAGTATCGCCGGACATTTGATAATAAATTGTGTGCAGAGGCCTTTAAAGAGAGCCTCCCGCTATATAAAGGGAAATACTTACTTAAGCGGTCCCTGGACTCTATGGAGGTTAATATTGACTATTGAAGCCCAGGCCATAATTGAGGCTTATGTAGATAAATTACTTTTGGGAGGGTACTACCGTGCCGGCTCCAGGGCCGATCGTATAACCTACCTGGCTCGCCGACTAAAGAATAAACTAAATCATATAGTTGGAATAAAAGCGAATCAATGGCCGTAAAGACCGTAACGGATACTTTCGATATTCGCCTGGCTATAAAGACCTTAAAAAGGTTTACTCCGGTAATAGTAAACGACGCCGCCGATATTGTTAAAAAAGATATTACTGCCGGGATTGAATACGGACGCGATATTAAAGGTAAACCACTCACTCCCTTACTACCGGCCACGATCAAAGCCAAGCGATCTAAAGGCGTAGAGTTTCCCCGGCGGATACTATGGGAAAAGGGTATAATGCAAAACTCCTATGTTAACCAAAGAGCTACCAGGAGGATACCTGTAGCCGTGTTAATCTGCCCGAAGTCAAGGACTGAAATAGGCGGATACCATCAAAAAGGGGAGGGAAATAATCCGGTCCGGGAATGGTTCGGAATATCTACGACCGCCCACAAAAGAATAGATGAGCATATCAGGATAAAATTAATTGAAATACTCCGGTCCGGCTGGGGCCTTAAATAATGCCAAGTTTCCAGACCTATGTAGATACTGAGGCAATGAAATTAATAATAGGTTCCGAACTCGAGGAGACTATTACCAGGTTCTTAGGTGAATACCAGAAAACAGTAACCAGGTTAACGGCCGCCGGTATGCCAGCTAATCAGATTCGTAGAATAATAGAGAATGATCTCCAGGGATCGGGTCGCCTATTCGGCCAGCTAAAAAATGGGATTAGTAAGGGAGTAGGTCGAGGGGCCGGCGATATATCCGGGGAGGTCTCCGAACAGGTCCAAGTAAAAAAGAAAATTAAGAAGTTTAGATGGGTTACCGTATCCGTAAAACCCTGTCCCGATTGCTCCCCCAGGCATAACCGCAAGGAAACTATGTCTACCTGGAGGAAAATAGGTAAACCCCGGTCCGGCTTTAGTGTCTGCCAGGGCTCCTGTAAGTGCCGCCTGGTAGCCGAGAAATACAAGGGGAGGATTAAAAAGCCTATTATCCGTCAAACCTCCTACCTTAATAGTAATATGGCCGGGAAACATAAATCTATCAAGCAAGCGGAAGCCTGGGCTAATCATAATTATAAAAATGTTCAATTTGATTATATAGGAATGGAATTACGGTCAGCTAACGACCTTAATAAACAATATAAAATACTGGCTAAGGATTTCCCGGAGGTCTCCGATCGGCTGGAATACGTCGGGACATTCCGCAACTATATTCCTAATAAAGCCAAAACTCCAGGGTATAGTCAGAAATATTTTGCCAATAAACGGCGGTATAAATGGGCTGGTAAACGGCGGAACTGGATAGGATTCGCTGTCCAAGACGGTTATACGATTGGGTTAAACCCTAAATATTACGGAAACTACGACTTTTTTAAAAAGTCAGTCTCCAGGCTGGTAAATAGTGGATACCATCCTCTCGGCTGTGCTAACCCGGCGAGTATATTAACTCATGAGTGGGGCCACATGGTAGAGAATTGGATTAGGCGGGACCTGGGAAACGTAGCTGTAGCGGAATATTACGCGGCCACCGATGCAGTCGGCCTGGTCCGCTCTACATTCCAGGAATTTATAGATGCCTGGAGATTAAATAGTAAGGCCCGTTTATCAGTAAGCGAGTACTCTATGGAAAGTATGCGGGAAACCTGGGCCGAGGCCTTTAGTCAGGTGTATCATGCCAGTAACGACGTACTCCCGGAATTTTCCAGGAGAGTAAAATACTTTTTAGAGGAAATCCTAGACCGGTCGAGATGGGTTAAGCCGGTAGATGCCTGGTATGTAATAAGGGATCAGGCGGCTAAGGATAAAATAAAATATTACCTGGCGGAAATCAGGGAACTCTTAGGAATCCTCCCGCCTCAATAGGAGATAAAGTTATGTATGGAGAACGTCCAATATGTTACACTTGTTCAAGGTTTTGGAGATTAAGCTTTGATCTTCGAAAATGCGACGCTTACCCTAAGGGGGTCCCTGAGGACATTATTGGGGCCAGTAACGACCATAAGGAAAAATTCGACGGAGATCACGGTCTCCAGTATGAAAAAGGGGAGCCTCAGGACAGGGAATAATAAGTGTACAAATTCTTACTTGCATAATAATAATAACAAACTATAATATTACAATATGGGTAAAGCAAAATCCGAAATAATTAATGAAACCCTCCGGGCTGTCTATTCTAAGGTAACTGGATTCGACGATGCCGAGGAGGTCCTAACTGTCCTAAAGCAAGTGGAGAGTTTGGTAGTTGACTTGGGTACTACCGTCGAGGCTTTCGGTCGTGAGAACAAAACAAAAACGACCTCAATTACTACCCTCGAAAATAAGGTAAGTACCCTCGAAACCGACCTAGCCACCGCTAAAAACACTATAAGCGAGTCCGACACTGAGGGACTCCAGGCCAAGATTACCACGCTCCAGACCGAGAAAACCGATTGGACTAAAGAACGATCCGACCGGGTTAAGGCACGGCTGGAGGTAATCGCTAAACACCCCCAATTTAAAACGATCCAGGAAACCGGCGTATTTAAAGGTATTTCAATCGACAAGGATACTAGTAAGGTAGTATTTGCCGAGGACCTTAAGCCGGAGGCGATTCTGGAAATGGGTGATAAGGCCGAGGAGTATATCAAGTTAGGAGTATTTGGCAAGGTTAATGAACTGGATACTCCTCAGGACCAGCGCTTACACCCGGACGACAAGCCGATCGAAGTTACTGACCGTAGCTCGCTGGGTGATAAGATTACTACCGGTCTAAAAGAGTATACCTAGATATTATTTAATCACTAAATAATTTAGGAGGTCTATTATGGCCGGTATTCGTGCGGCGGACTTACAGTACGTCCTTAATGTTATACCCCTCTCAGACTATCAAAAGGCTTTTGCCCTTGATGAAACCTTTATCAATTTAATCGGTGGGCTTAAACCCGGACCGGGTCGCCTACAAATTCCATTCCATCACGCCGGCAACACTACCGCCGGGTCGTTTATCGAGGGTGACGACCTGAGTACTGCCGGAAAACAGAGCCGTAGGCTCCTGTCTTTCGATTATAAGCGTATTTATGTAACTGCCGGGGTCGATGGTCTCCAGGAAGCTATCGCGAATAATGGTGGTATCGTCAAAATAAATGATTTACTTAACCTCGAGGTTATGCAAGCCGTCGAGGACCTCCTGGACGAACTTAATACCCAGACCCTTAGCGACGGGACCGGGAACTCCAGCGCAGACGTAGACGGTCTCCAGTTTCAAATTGCTGACGACAATACCTGGGGGGGGCTGGCTCGCGCTTCTTATGCCTGGCT